TGATATGAAAAAAATCCATGCCGCCTACGACGCCGCCTTCCGGCATCGCGGCCAGCCAACCGTCATCCTGGCGCAGACCAAGAAAGGCTACGGCATGGGCGCCGCCGGGCAGGGCAAGATGACCACGCATCAGCAGAAAAAACTGGATGCCGGCACCCTGCTGGAATTCCGGGACCGATTCCGGCTGCCGATTTCGGACACCGATTGCGAGGCGCTGGCGTTTTACAAGCCGCCGGCTGACAGTCCTGAAATGCGTCATCTGCTTGCAAGACGGGCCGCGCTTGGCGGCTTCATGCCCAGGCGCAGCGTCGGGCAGGCGCAGGTGCCGGTCCCGGCAATCGAGACGCATGCCCGCTTTGCGCTGGAAGCGGGCGGTAAGGACATGTCGACCACCATGGCGCTGGTGCGCATACTGGGTGCTTTGCTGAAAGACGACGGCATCGGCAGGCATATCGTTCCGATTGTCGCTGACGAGGCGCGCACCTTCGGCATGGCCAACCTGTTCCGCCAGGTCGGCATCTATTCTTCCCAGGGACAGCTGTATGAGCCCGAGGATATCGGTTCGATCCTCTATTACCGCGAAGCGAAGGATGGCCAGATCCTGGAGGAGGGCATTTCGGAAGCCGGCGCGATTGCTTCATGGACGGCCGCTGCCACCAGCTATTCGGTGCATGGGATGCCGATGCTGCCGTTTTACATCTATTACTCGATGTTCGGCTTCCAGCGTATCGGCGATCAGATCTGGGCGGCGGCAGACCAGCGTGCGCGAGGCTTTCTGGTTGGCGCGACCTCCGGCCGCACGACGCTGGCCGGCGAGGGCTTGCAGCACCAGGATGGCTCCAGCCATCTGATTGCTGCCACGGTGCCGAACTGTATCGCCTACGATCCCGCCTATGCTTACGAGCTGGCGGTGATCGTACAGGACGGCATGCGCCGCATGCTCGACGACGGTGAAGACGTTTTTTACTACCTCACGGTCACCAATGAGAACGAAGCGCAACCCAGCCTGCCGGTCGGCATGGAAGCGGGGATTTTGCGCGGCATGTACCGGGTGGTGGCGCAGGAACATGCCGACGTACGCCTGCTCGGTGCGGGTCCGATTCTCAAGGAAGCGATCGCCGCCGGTATTCTGCTGCAGGAAAAATTCGGCATTGCCGCGGAAGTCTGGAGCGTCACCAGTTTCACGGAACTGGCACGTGATGGCGTTGCGGCGCAGCGCGCACAGCGGCTCACAGGATCCGATGCATTGCCTTATGTAACAGCACAGCTCAGTCAAAGCGACGCGCCGGTGATCGCCGCCAGCGACTATGTACGCGCATTGCCGGAAAGCATTCGCGCTTTCATCCCTGTGCCATATGTCACGCTAGGTACGGATGGCTTCGGTCGCAGCGATACGCGTGTCAATCTGCGCGATTTCTTTGAAGTGGACGCGAAGTGGATCGCCTATACGGCCTTGAGCAGCCTGCCGGGCAGGGACCGGGCAGCACTGGAGCGGGACGCGCAAATGTTAGGGCTGGATCTGGCGAAGGCCTTTTCGGCTGAGGCATGAGCGATGGAGAAAGTCCTGCAGGCCATTGGGCACGGATTACGAGGCGGAGGGTAATGCGGGAAAAGACAGGAAGTGGATGTGGGAAATGCATCAGGAAAACTGGTCCCGCCGACAGGAATCGAACCTGTATCTAGCGCTTAGGAGGCACTCGTTCTATCCATTGAACTACGGCGAGATGGGGGATAAACGGGGTCATTCTACACCCGTTTTCCCTCTGTGACACTCTTTCAATATCATCCTGTATCATCTGCTCAGTGATACAAAGTGATACGGAGAGTGATACATGGCGAGCATCACAAAGGTTGGTTCGTCTTGGCGCGTCCTAATCCGACGGAAAGGCCACAAATCCTTATGCAAGACCTTCAAAGTCAAAGCGCAAGCAGAGATTTGGGCACGTCAGCGCGAATCCGAGATCGACCGAGGCGAAATTGTAGCAGAGCCGGGAATCCTGCGGGTCAGTGAAGTCATCCAGGCGTATCGCGAGCTGCGGGATCGGTCCCGGCCGATTGCCGACACATCCAACGAACACTATATGTTGAAGCATCTGTCCGAAGGGCTAGGCGCAAAGCGGGCCGGTTCGCTATCTCCACAGGATCTGGTCGATTTCTGTCAGATGCGAAAGGAGGAGGGTGCTGGGCCGTACACATGCAATATGGAAATCTCCAAACTGGGGACCGCCATGCGCTATGCAAGCGTTGCGCTGAAGGTGACGCTTCCCGACGTGGTCGGTCAAGCTCGCCCACTTCTTACTCACCTCGGCTTAATCGGCTCCGGCGGCCGGCGTGAGCGACGGACCAATGAAGACGAGTTGCCGCGCCTAGTCAAATGGCTTGCTGGAAATAAAGGGCCGGTTTATGCCGACGCCGTCGAGTTCGCGGTGATGACGGCAATGCGGCGAGCGGAAATATGCCGGATCGTTTGGGCTGATGTTGATGATAAGAAAAAGCTAGTCATGATCCGCGACCGAAAGCATCCGCGAAAGAAAATCGGAAACGATGAATGGATTCCGTTGTTGGGCGGGACGTGGGAATTGATGCAGCGCCAGCCGCGTAAAGACGGTGATCCTCGTATTTTCCCAATCCATCCGCAGACATTATCAAAATACTTCAAGGAAGCGTGTAAGGCGCTTGGGATTCCTGACTTGCATCTTCATGACATGCGGCATGAAGGTACTTCAAAGCTGTTTGAAAATGGCTACGAAATTCAACAGGTTGCGCTAGTGACAGGACACAAAGACTGGCGGCATCTAAAGAGGTATACAAACCTCAAGCCGGAAGATTTGCATAAGGGGTCCACTACAGATTCCTCAAAATCGCAAGAAAATCTACCAGAGTAGGTTTGTTTCTGCCAAATTTTAACCGGGAAACCACTGTATAATTATACAGTTATATAGCTGTGCCTTCGCATCGCGCAGTTTCACATTGTTAATGGAGTCGGAAATGTTAGGACGACTGGTACGCGTACTTTTCGCCTTAACGGCGATTGCACCGCTTTCGATTTCACTTGCATATATTTATGCAGCAAAGCAACACAATTATTTGTTCGCCGCGATGGCACTTGTTGTGTGTGTTTTACTTGCCTCTTTGTCTCTTTGGATTGTCAACCAAGCAAGAGAAAAACTGGAGCGTCTCCCAATAACAATTAAAAAAGCAAAAAGTGCCGATAAAGAAGTCATTGGTTTTTTTGCTGCGTATGCTCTTCCTCTTGTCTTCAAGGGCGAAGCATCTCCTGACCTCGGCACATGGCTAATGGCTGCCGTAATGCTTTTATTTGTGCTTTTTAGCACGCATACAATGCAAGTAAATCCAGTATTAGGAATCATTGGATTTCACTTTTATGAAGTCGAAACATCAGAGGGGATCACTTATCTATTGATTACCCGAAGAAAAATAAATAATTTGCTATCTGTCAACTCCATTGTTCAGTTAAGTGAATATGGGATACTAGAGGCTCCATCGAGCAAAAAAGGAAAATAAAAGTGGGCCTCTTTGCATTGACAAATATTTCTGGAGCAAGAATTCTGCGTTTCCCGCTGACAAACGATTTAGATGCGGAGATAAAAAGTGCATTTTCATCTCAATTAGAAGCATTTCTGAACGGAATTGAAGAATACATTCCTTTTGATGGGCGATACCGTCCGGAAGAAGGTGAGCTACTTGTTATTGACAATTATGAAGATGTAGAAGGTCTTGCAAATGCAGTAGCGAATCCTATGGGCGTTGACCAATTTGACCCCAATGTTCATTCGCTTGAGTCAATCAAAGCACTATTCAGTAGCGTAAATCACGAGGGTACAGAGAAAATTCTTGTCCAGTTATTTGAGCGAAGAAGGTTGTTTGCTACTAAGGGCATAGCAATTTTTTATTCAGGAAACACGTTCGCCCGCCTCAATGAAGCTGGACTAACATTAGATAATAAGCTGCTCGCAGTAATAGATGGAAAGCAACTAAAATTCCAAAGCTTCCACTTCCTTACTCGAGTTTTTGACTTGAGCGAATACTTCAATGAGGCTACGGCAGAAGAGGTAAGAACATTTGCTTCCCATGATGCATTGAAAGTTGAAGATGTCGGCCGCTTTGTAAATTCGGCTAATGGAAGAGCGCGAAAGAAAATCGCCCTTATCTTGCAATCGGGAATTCTTGATAAGTTCACGCCAGCACAAATCATTGCAACTGCACAAACTTTCAAAGTTGTAATTAATACGACGGAAGATGGGAAAATTGTTCTTCCAGAGGGAGGTGTGGAACTGCAGAGAATTCTTCGGTTCCTTGAGGAGGACTACTATGAGTCCCCGCTCACTCAAACTCATTTTGTATCGAACTCCAAGCGTGTAGCGGACTAAAACGCAACCCTGAGACGCAGGAATTTCGACAATGTTCAGTTCGTCTTTCCTGTTGCGATAGTGCGGCATTCATCTAGATACTCAGCTACATCCCTATAATCTGCCCACCGCTTTTTATTCTCGACGTACGTTTTAACTGGGCAAGTACCGGCGCTGAACTGGTTATAGAGGGCAGGTTTGGTCACGCCGAGGATGTCTGCAAGCTGGTCGACGTTGAGCCGTAGGCCGTACTTCTCGACGATGAATGCTTGGGTTATAAGGCTCATGTCGGTTCCTTTGCGTCGGTGGGAGGTGCCTGTAAAGACTCCGAGTCGATGCCTGGCCGCATTGCGTTCATTTGCCCAGTAACGTGCCTATGCCAATTGAGCAGCGCGGCCGCGCTGGAGATGATGTGATGCAGACCCTTCTTCCGATCGAGGCAAATAAACCCATGAACAGCTTTGCCCGCCAAGAATCCGATTAGCCAGAACCAATCCTGCGGTTCTTTACCGGCGTCTGTCCTGGTACCCCACCTGATCTGTTGATGCGCTGCTTCGAGCTTGACCGCATTGAAGAAGTCGTCAGTCTGCGGAGTGTTTATCAAAACCTCCAGTTCGTGAACGCGCTCCTGCAGCTGGCGGATCGCGTCCAATCCGGCCCGTGCAGCACCGCCTTCCCAAGAAAGCCCTTTTTGTTCAGACATCCGGCCGAGTGCATCAGTGGCTTGCCTAACAACGTATTCAATCGGCGTGCTCATACTTTTGCTCTCCAAATAATGCGATTGCCGATGCGATTCGCTTGTTCAATTGCGTTACCACGGCGGAGGGATTGGAGCGCGTTATAGATACGTCCATAGGGATCGGTATCGAGCGCGTCGCGGATCTGCTGTACATCCTGATTGGGATGTAGCCGTAAATGGTCCAAAATTTTTGCCGCCAGCGATCCTGCAAGAGGGTAAGTCACCGGCGTAGTAATCGTCTTCGTCCAGTCATGCTTGGGGCGAGTGGACGAAATCTCCTGTGAGGGTGCGCCGAGCTGCTGTGCGAGGGCATGAGTAAATGGGTTCATTCTTATGATCCCTTCTTAAGCAGAGAGTAAATCGCGGTGATGATCGGGTGAGAATCTTTGAAGTCATCGCTATCAAGCAGCGCGGCGGCAGCATGGCCGACGAGTCTGCCAAGGGCTTCAAGCCACTCAGCCGCTGCAGATTCCTCCAGCTGCTGAACAAGTCGAGTTAGCAGGTCATTCATTTGTTGTGCCTCTTTTCATTGCGAATCTGAATATCCCGATAGGTGGGGCGAAGAGAGCCTGGATGTTCGTCTCGTAAGCTGCGGTCATGCATGATCGCTTGGGCCTCGGCTGCAATCCATTGGTCGGATTTTTTGGGATACTTCTTGCGAAGATCCGCTGTAACGACGCCAAGGCCTGTTCGCCTCGCCAGAAAGTTAAATTTCTTTTTCATTTACCGGCGCTGGTTGGAAAAGGCCATTCGGCAGGATCTTCGATCTTGTCGCTCGCTGGAGATGGCAATCTTTTCCCATCATCGATTTGAATGCCTGGGTCTGCATCATCCGGGCGACTCTCCACCGTGCCGACGCTGTCAGCCTCCGATTTTTTCGATGTCTTCTTCTTAGCTTTCGGCGCTGGTGCCGGTTCAGCACCTGGTGGGGGCTCAGTCATCGCTTGTTCGCTTGATGGCTCAGTCGATGGCTCAGGGTCCGGTTCAACGACCTTATGCGCGACCGCTCTAATGGCATCAATGTCGATGCCGCAGACACCTGCAAGGTTTGACAAGGATTTGTAATCTGAATCTTCTAGATCCAGATTGCCCTCATCATCGAATGACCATTGGTTGGCTTCCAACGAACTGCGAAAGTTCATATCGAACATCATCATTAGCAATTGGTGATGTTCTGCCTTCGCAATGAAATCTTCGGCTTCATCGCGTGAATAATTTGACCAGGGATAGACCTCTGGCAAATGCTCATTTGGGATTCCATACTCGGTGCTCATGTCTCTGACCAAAATACGCAGCGCCTCCGTATTTGGCCCACCCATTATTGACGCTCGAATCTGCCGGTATGCGCTGACCCGCACGGCAGTTTCTGTGCTTTGCCGATCTATTCTCGCCTGACGCTTGGCATCTTCAGCGCGCCGCTTCTCGGCCGCAGCAGGATCTTCTGGTTGCGCAAGCTTCTCAGCTATTAGTTTGTTGTGCGCATCGAGCGTGTGGCATAGGCCGGCTTTCTCAAGTGCCTCCTGGACTGCTGTCTTCTCAAAGATCGGAACAGGTTTTCCATCTGCTGCTTTGATGTAGCCTTTGGGCTTTGGCAGCTGCTCAGGCTTCAGCAGGTCATCAACGCTTTTGCATCGAGTACTGCTATCTACGTCTGGCCGTTCGAAGTTATAGAGATAGCTGTCTCCAGTACTAAGATCATCGGTGAGCAGTTCTCGCGCTTCCTGAGGGCTGTAGATTGGGATGCCTTTCTTTTCAGCCTGAGCCAGAACCTTTTCATTGTGAGCGGTGCGCTTCGCTGAATAACAATCCGGGTCCGTGCAGACGTTTGCATCAATGCCTTCAAAAATCTCCGATTGATTGCCCGCACGTTTGGGACATTTCATGCAGCTGCTTGCTGCCGGCAGTAGCTTGTTATCGGAAAGCGGAAAGGGCGCGCTGTTCAGATCCAGCATGTAGCGTGCCTGGATATGCTTCACCGCCGCGCGATAGGACATCGGTTGCTGATGCTCTGGATTTCCGATGATTTCTTTCGCAGCTTTCTCCTGCAGCGTCTCAATCGGAATGCGAGCGATCAGTAGTGCGGTAGACGACGGGATGCTGTGGTCGGCAAGTATGCTACGCGCCGCCGGAGCCAATTCGAGCAACTTAAGCCGACCATAAACATAGGACCGGCTTTTCCCGATTTTCTTCGCGATGTCATCTTTTTTGTAGCCAAGCTGCTGGATCAATTTCCCGTAGCCTTCGGCCTCCTCGTAATCGCTGACGCCTTCCCGCTGCAGGTTTTCGATGACCTGCAGCTCCATAACCTCGGCGTCGCTAAGGTTGCGCATGATCGCCGGAATAGTCTCCATTTCAGCCATGATCGATGCGCGGTAACGCCGCTCTCCGGCGACGATCTCGACTGCGTCAATGGAATCAGAGGTGGTCGGAAGCGGCCGAACAAGAATTGGCTGTGCGACTCCATGTTCCTTGATGCTTTTCGCAAGCTCTTCCAGGCCTTTTTCGTCAAAAGTTTTGCGTGGGTTCGTCTTCGAAGGCACGACGCACGTGATGGGGATGTAGCCGAAATGCGGAGCTTTGTAGTTTTCTGCAGTAGATTCAATTGTCATATTCATTCCCTTTCAATTCGCTTTATCTGCTCGTCAGTCAGTTGGCCTCGGTATTGGCAGCGGCCGTCGACGAACAAGGCGGCCGTAGGAAAAAGGTTGGTCGAAAGGCTCCTCCACTTGATGCCGGCATAAAGGCATCCGCCGAGCGGAAAAACGATTGAGACGCGGTAAGGTAGGGGCGCTTTCACGCACATTCTTTCTTCGCCTTGGCGACGGCAAAATTGCGAATCTCGTCGACCTTGACGCGTGCGGCGTCCAACCCTAGAGCGTCCAGTTCGGGGACGAGCTTTTCGCATTCAATGACGGCGTTTCCAATTGGAAGAAGTTCATGCCTGCTAATCCCGATGCTTCCAATACGCGCCGCGCGTGCAGAAACGTCGTTCATTGCGCGGATACCGGAATCAAGAATTACTGACCGGCGACCTCGCCGGTGTAGCGCAACTGACACCACGTTGAACGCGCCGGCAAGTTGGTCAAAGGCTGGAAGGGTCGGAGCTAATCGAAGCGCAGCGAGCGCACCATGCATCGATTTTGCGAACTCGAATTGCAGGTCAGGCATTACCGGCACGTGGATATGTTTCGGCTTATATGCCTTATTCCGTTTGGGCTTAGGTCGTTTCACGCGACCTCCTCGGGGATGTAAAAGAGGAATTGAAAGTCCAATGACGCCGATGTAACAGGGGCGGTCCAGATCACAAAGCCATCATTAAATTGAAGCGCCGGCTTGGTTAGCTCGCCGATCGTCAAGCCCGCCGCTTCAAGTTGCTCCAGCTTGGGCGTATGGTCATTTCCTCGCGGGCAGTGCGCGACAAACTGAACATGGCCGGAGTCCAAGAACATCACGTGTGGGGTTAGGCCATGCTCGCCAGTGAACTGTCCGAATCGATTGATCGCGCCTGCATGCTTGTTCAGTGCAGACGTCTGCGACTCATAGTTGCGAGCAAGGCCGCTGATAAGTTCGGCGTATAAACCTTTCATGCGGCGCTCCTAGACTCGATGATATTAAGCACGGCCTGGAGGCGATCTGGACAATTTGTGTCTAGCCGAGTGACCCTGCTTTGGATGCCGCGCGCTGTGAGGTAATCGCGTCCGCGCAAGCCTGCGTAGGGGTCTTTTGCTGATGCCCGTACTCGCACAAGACCAGCGCAAGATGCGAGGTCAGGCGTTATCCGAGGCATTCGATTGCTCCAGGCGCGATGATTGCAATCAAGAGGGCGGCTGCTGCCGTAAAGAGCTGGTGACGTGCGAACCAACCTGTCTCGATGTCCATAAGCGCAACCCATAGGCTTTTGGCTTCGATGCTGGCCAGTGCTGCCGTGGTGCTGCAAACCGTAGAAATAGTCATATTTGCTCCGTCAAGGGATGTGACGGAACAAATTAAACCACAGGTTAATTTATGAGGTCAACCACAGGTTGAATTTGAACTAGATGAATTAAACTAGAAATACGTTGCAATTTTTGGTTTTTATTATTTTTACCACGTGGTAAGTTGCATTATTATCATTGCAAAAAAACGACAATGGAAAAAAGAAATGCCGTTGGAGATGAGGATGCTGAAGCCATCCAATCACTTCATGAGTTGCCACCTGATGTGCGGAAGGCAGTGTTAGAAATGATTCGGCGGCTCAGAGAGGAATATCAAAGTCCATCGCGAAGGCGGAGATCACTTGTGCTTGTTCGCTCTGGTAAGAAGCTCAAGTGACTCGGATTTTGGTGCACTTTCAATGGCAATTCTGATTAATTGCTTTCCTGTAGCGGTTGCTTCGCGGTAGCCGGTAAGCAGCTTCAGCTCTGCCTCGTCCACATACACCAGCGAAAGGCTTTGATTCTCCGCCTTTCGTGCTGCATGGTCCGCGCCTTCAATCAAAAATTCGTCAAGAGACAGTCCGAGAATTTCGGCGACTGAGACTGACTTTTCGCGCGAGATGCGGCCGTTTGCAATCCATTTTGTGACTGCCGTATTTGAGACGCCAGCCTCTTCGGCGAGCCATCCTTGTGTCTTGCCTAAGCTTTTCAGCCTCTGCTTTATCGTTTTTCCGAGTGCGCTAGTCATACATGAATTGTCGATGACCCGTTTCGGGTATTCAACCAACCCTGGCTTTACACGAAATTTAACCTGTGGTTTAATTTGTGGCATGGAAACCAAAATAATTTCTCCAATCGGTCAAGCCGCGATTTTGCTGGGCGGCGGAACTGCCCTTGCGAAGACTTGTGGCGTTTCTGCGCCGGCGGTTCACAAATGGCTGAAGCAAGGGCGCCTTCCCCGAACTGAATGGACAGGGGAGACGGATTATGCATCTCGAATCGTCGAGGCACTCGGCGGGCGCATGACCCGCGAGCAGCTGCTTGAGCGTCCGGCCGCAAGTTCGGGGAACGCATGAAGCCATCTGCTGAAAATCCTTTGATTTTTCAAGGACAGTATCCCCAGGACGACAGGCGCGAAGCATTGCGTCGGGATCTCAGGCATTTGGGTAATCAAATTTTTACGGGTCGATGGCCGGCGCTGATTTCGAAGCACTCTGAATTTCTGTGCTTCTGCGATGAATGCCAGGCTGTGCGGGATGCGGGCGTCTGTTGGTTTGGACATGGCACCGGCTGCCCTGTCCATAGCCTCACCATTTCGCAATGTCCAATCTGCCTTGCCTGCGAGGATACAAGCGACTGTGACTGCGGTCCTGCATTCATTTCGATGACGCCTCGGCATAGATCGCCCGTACCCTTTCTCGCATATATGCAGGGATTGTTCGCACGGCTGGAAATTGTTTTTTGGAGTCGCTCCATAAATCTGCGGACAGGTCATGTATCACCCATGCTGCTGTGGGGCCGTCGCGTCTGCCGGCGTCGAACTGGTAAGCGATCACCGCCTCCCGGTTGCCTGATGCAAGAACATACAGATGTGGTTCAAGCGTGTGGACGTTGCCCCAGTGGTCCCGGAAATAAACCAAGTGCCTTCGTCCGATGGCTTCGATCAACCATTTTGCGTTCCCCGCCATAGTCGCGTTCCTTGCATGTGTTTTGTTTGCTGGAAATAAGAATAGTTATAAAAAGGAAATAAGTCATGTGGAACGATTCACACGCCGACGAATCGTGGGTTGATTGTTTAAAGCGGTATCTACGCATTTGGAAAAAAGAGTCCGGTGGTTATAGCGATGCGACCATCTGCGATGAAATAGTTAAAGCGCATGACGCAATCGGCGGTCCAGCAAAAACCGGTATCCGCTTTCAACCGGGCAGCGTCGACGAATACAACCGCAAAAAGGCAAACGCGGCGCGAATTATGCGCATGCTAAATGACGAACTGGATGGTGACGACGGATCGCTTCTCAATATTAATTTCCTGCCTTCGGTCCTTGCCGCGATGCCGGCGGCGCTAAGAATCCGGTTTCTGAATGAATATCTTGGGCCAGTTGATCTGCGCGTGTGTCGATTGGACGATCGCATATCCGAGAGGGTCACGATCGGCAATTTGACGGCAATGATGAAAGAGGATTCCGAGTCGGTCGCGGCCTGCGCGCAATTACTTGAGGATGCTGACGAAGAGGCTCTGGCTGTGGCGCGAAAGGAAACGCACGACGCCTTGGAAGAGAAGATCAAGATGCTTCGGGCAATCGATTCAATGATTATCTCGAAGGGGCGTGTACACAGCATAGGGTCCGCTGACCCGCAATTGAAGCCGCAGTAGCTAAAAGAGTTAAGAAAAACTAAGGGAGAGATGTTTAAGTGGATCTCGAAGATTTCGGCAGAGTAGCAGACGCGGCATTACTGCAGATCGAATCGCTGCTCAAGGATTGGTTTCCTGCCGGCGTAATCGACGGCCACGAATTTTGTATTGGTAGTCGTTCCGGCGAAGCCGGCAAGTCAATGCGTATTCGACTAACCGGCCCGAAGGCCGGTTACTGGTCTGATTTTTCCTCGGACGGCGACGCCGGCCGCGATCTAATTTCGCTTTATGCTTTTATTCACAGCTTGTCTCAAGGTAAAGCGTGCGCAGCACTCGCGCGCGAACTGGGCGTTCAGCTCGCCGGCGCTCAGACGGCGATAGCCAGCAGCTCGAAAGTCGTCAACTCAACATCGCCGCAGAAATCCGCGCCTGCGCAAGCCCGACAAGGGGTAGAAGAGAAAACGAAAGGTGGTCCGCGATCGGATTGGGTTCCAGTTTTGCCGGTTCCGATCGATGCTCCGACGTATCCAGTTGCCCATGTCAAACGCGGTCGTCCGGAAAAGCTGTGGGAATACAAAGACCAGCAGCGCCGCCTTCTGGGAGTCATCTACCGCTTCCGCACGTCGACCGGTGGCAAAGAAGTCCTGCCATGCGTCTACGCTGAGCATTCGATTACTGGCAAGCGTGACTGGAGATGGATGCAGTTTCCTGAGCCTCGGCCGCTGTATTTGCCTGGAGCGTTGCGGCCGGAATTTCCTGTTCTGATTGTCGAGGGTGAAAAGTGCGCGGATACGGCGTATGAGATGCTGCTCGATTCCTGGGATGTGGCGTCATGGCCCGGCGGTGGCAAGGCGGTATTGAAAGCCGACTGGTCTGCGTTGGCCGGGCGGCGGGTGGTGCTTTGGCCGGATGCCGATGCCAAGACGTTCAAGGACGGTCATGTCATGGCCGGTCAGATCATGCCTGAAGCGGAGCAGCCGGGCATGTCTACCATGCTCAAACTGTCCGAGCATCTGCAGGGGCTTGGAAGCGTTGTCCGAATGGTGGACATTCCAGGGCCGGATGCGGCGCATGGTGGCTTTCAGGTGGACGATGATGGTCATGACGGATGGGACATTCATGATCTCATCACAGGTGGTGCCGATCGGGCTGAGGTTGATGCGTGGCTTGAGCGGCTTCGGCCTGATGATTCCGATGAAATAGAAACCAGCCCCGCCGAAGACGCGGAGGGCGTGCCCGAGTGGGTCACATCCGGTCCTGAATCGGATCAGGCGCAGAATTCTAACGTCGTGCCACTGCGCCTCGTTCCTCGTGATGATGAAGGCCGTAATGCGGCTTCTACCCCTTCCTCGGCTAGCGCGCGCGGCATGAAGCGCAGTGCGATCCGCGAAAAAATGATTGGTGCCGGGATGGGCGGCGTAAAGGGCTGCCGGGAGAACGTCTACATCGCGTTGAAATACGATGCGTTGCTGGTCGGATTGGTAGCACTTGACCAGTTCGCGTTATTGCAAGTGAAGCGAAAGAATCCGCCTTGGTCGTCCGAGCCTGGGGAATGGAATGAGGGTGACGATTTTCAGCTTGGCATGTATCTGGCTGAGCATTACGGGTTGGTCATCGCAGCGGTCGGCGATATAGAAAAGGCCGTTGCGCAAATCGCCCGTGAAAACGGTTTCAATCCCGTTATAGATTTGTTTGAGGATTGCGCTGAGCGATGGGATGGCGTGCCGCGCGTTGCTGAGGCGTTTGCAACGTACTGGGGCGCGACTGCCTCTGAATACCTCAGCTTGGTTAGCACGATGTTTTTCGTCGGGTTGGCAAAGCGGGCATATGTCCCTGGCATCAAGCACGACGACGCGCCGGTGTTCGAGGGCTCACAAGGCGAAGGCAAATCGACGGCGCTGTCCATACTGGGGGGCGAATGGTTTGCAGATACGCCTTTTCGTATGGGCGAAAAAGACGGTTATCTGTCGATTCAGGGCATCCTGATTTACGAGATCGCCGAACTGGAGCAGTTCAACCGGTCCGAGGTCACGGCGGTCAAGGCGTTCATGTCGAGCCAAAAGGACCGCTATAGAGAGCCTTACGGTCGCCGAATGAAGAATCAGCCAAGGCGGACCGTCTTCGCCGCGACGACGAACGAAAACCAGTATTTCAAAGACCCGACCGGCAACCGTCGTTTCTGGCCTGTTGATACCGGCCGCCTCGATCTGGATGGCCTGCGTCGCGATCGCGAGCAGCTGTTCGGTGAGGCGGTGCATATGATGCGGGCCGGGGTGAAATGGTATCCGACCCGCGAGCAGCAGCGGGACATCATTGGTCCGCAACAGAGCAGCCGTGAAATCTGGGACGAATGGACAGGTCGTATCTGGGAATATCTGGAAGGACTGGACACGGACGGGAATCCGACCCGTGCAGAGCGCATTATGCGTATCACAGGCCGTGAATTGCTGACCAGGGCACTTCATATCGAGATTGGCAAGATCAGTAATGCCAAGACCGAAACAATGCGCATATCGAACATCATGCGCAAATTGGGATGGGAGAAGAGGCGCGATACAACCGGCGCTCGGGAATTTTACTACGCAAGGCCCGAAGATAGACCGGTTGCGCAAGCGGAAGGTATTGACGCAGGGAAAGATGGAGAGGATGATGATCTCCCCATCTAAGGTTATCGGTATTGCATCTGTAGGCCAGGGATCGTGTGCGGCATTGTCGCGGGCGGAAAAGGCGCAGGGGCAGGGTGTTACGTTGTGCCAGAGATCGTGCGCGGCAATGCTGCGGGCGGAAAAGGCCAGCGGGGCGCTTCAAAATCCGTCTAACCTCCTAACCTCGTCTAACCTGCGTTTTTCGAGGTTAGACGGCTGGAACCCGCATGGATACTGGGTTTCAGGCGATCCGTCTAACCTCCTAACCTGTTTTCGAAAATACGCGCATACGTGCGCGCGCACGCGTATACGCGCGTGGGTTCCCCCCTTAATTTTTTTCCATACCATCAAAAAAAGGTTAGACGAGGTTAGGAGGTTAGACGAACCCAGTGTTTATGCGGGTTCCAGCCGTCTAACCTTCCGTCTAACCTTTGGGAGGTTAGACGAATGAAAAAAAATCTTCGGCAAGAGATGCCAACTATCACGGCCATCGTCGATATGGTCAGGGAGATCGCAGGGAAAGAAGCGGTAGACCAGAACATCCGGGCTGGCTTAAACGGGAAGCCCTTATTCTGGGCTCGCGAGAATGGCCATGAGCTTGGCACGCGTGACACATCACAGACGTCTGTAATCCGCTATGACGAGCGGGATCTCCCATATTTAGCTGAGCCGCATTGGATGACCGATGCCCGTATCGCGGCGAGGCGCCTCGGCATCTCAATCCCGCCTGCGAATAAAAACAATCCAAAAGACGTAGAGCGAGAAGCCCAGGCGCTACGCAATGTTCTTGAAAAAGCAAAACAAAACCCGGCGACATAAAAGGCGACCTATGGAAACGACTACCGCAATTTTCGAAACGACGAATCAGGCGATTCATGTCGCCTATACCATCATGGCTCAAGGCGTATCTCAAGACGGGATGCTGAGACGCGCGCTTATCCGCATGCTTGAGGACATGGACCATTTGACCGATGCGTTAGAGGATTGGCTGCAAGAGCTGCGCGGTTCGCGCTCTGGTACGGTCAATTTTGAAGGGCTGACTTCGACGGACGTCCGCGCGCAATGTTCGATGATTGTCCATGCCATCAAGGCCCGGCTCCCCGAAGCTGAGAAATGGGCAGTCCAGGCACGTTACACCGTTACGGACGTTGAGTGCGTCGCCGGCACGAAGCGATATGCATTTTCATCGCAGAAGATTGAGGCAATAAAAGCATTGTCCGACTGGTTGCATGGATCAGCGCGATTCAAGTCAGTACCGGGCGCGGTGCTGGACTGCATGCTGGCGAAGCTGTATGCGAATCATAGTCAGACCTCGATCAGCTTCCGAGATCTAGAAGCGAACTTCGGCGGTGCGAAATCGACATATCAGCGCACGTTCACCGACATCAAGGCTTCTCTGTTGCCATTGGAGCTGATGGCGATCTCACGACTGACCCCTTATTTTCAGCAACAGGGGATCGTAAGGAATTAGAAATAAATTGATGTCCGTCAATAAATTGCTTGACGGCATTGGGACAGTTAACCTATATTTTCGTCATTCTCGAAGAAATTGCGACTAAGCCCCGTTTGATACGTTCAAACGGGGCTTTTTTCATTTGGTGACCCACTGGAGGCAGTGATGTGAAAGTCCGATTGACCTAGCCCGGCACCATCTGCGGCGTTGAAAGAGCGACGACACGGCTCATGGGTTCAAACTTGCCCGATGGTTGAGGAGTACCCACCCTCGATAACCAGATGACGGCGCACACGACACTACGAAAATATGGATACCAGCCGAGTGACGAAGGCACGGGGATTTCGACCCCGGTAAGATCATTTTCCTTCCACGCTTGATAGACGGCGCGGGACGCTGTAACCCGCATTAGCTCAAAGCCACCTTGATCGGTGGCTTTTTCGTTTGCCGGAGCCCTTCATGAAAACCTATTACCTCCAGCGCGGCCAAGACGGCCGGGTCTTCATCGACGACAAGTTGCATGAAGACTGTCAGGAACTGGATGCAGCAGAGGCGCAAGCTGGAAGCAGGCAAAAGAAGCGTTCGACAAGCGCCGCTACCAATAGCCAAGCGGCACGCTCAAGGTGTCTCCTCCACCACTTCGGTGGATCTCGCCCGCGATCTGAAGAGGTCGCGGGTATTTTTTGGGGCGGCAAAGATGCAATCTGAAACGATCGCCAGTGCTGAAAGCGTGGTGCGCAGCTTCGATGCCGTGTTTGCCGATCAAATTCCCTTCGCGCTAGCGAACGCGCTCACTGCAAGCGTCAGGAGCGCACAGGCAGCATTGGAAGATGGCGTGGAAAAAGCATTCGACCGGCCAACGCCATTTACTCGAAAGGCGTTCGGCATTACCCCGGCCACAAAGAACAATCTCGTCGCGTCGGTATTTGCGAAGAGCATCCAGGCGGACTACCTCATGCCGCAGGTTACGGGCGGCCAGCGTGAATTCAAGACTTTTGAGGAACGATTCGCTGGTAGCGCTGCGCCTCAAGTGGCGTTGCCGGGCAAGGGCGCGCAGCTGGACCAGCATGGCAACATCAGCAAGGCGGCCATCATGCGGATCGCGCGTGACCTGAACTCATCGGGGACCACGAAGCGATTCTTCAAAGGCAAACCGAAAGGCGGATCACTGCCGACCGGCATCTATGCGCGCGTGAATGACAACCGGAAGATCGTCCCGCTGCTGGTGTTCGCCAGTTCGGCGTCGTACCAGCAGCGGTTCGACTTCAGCGCGGTCGCAACCGAGGCGATCAACCGCGACTTCGAGCAGAACCTGACGGCTGCCTGGGAGCAGGCGGTCGCGACAGCCCGCCCTTAGATTTCGGCGGGTCCTTCCTGCCGTTGAGCCATATGGGTAATTTGCCCCCCGTTGTTTTCCTGGTCATAGCCCTGTGAAGTTAGTGAAGTTTTCCGAGTGAAGTGAAATTCTTGGTGAAGTGAATTTAGGTGAATGCTATGGATGGATATGTTTCCAAGTCGGCATTCGCAAAAATTTACGGATGCGCGCAAAGCTATGTGACCAAGCTGAAAAGTCTTAACCGGCTGGTCCTGTCGGAAGACGGCAAACTGGTGAATGTCGAGGCGTCCCTGCGTCTGATTGAATCGACCGGCGACCCGAGCAAACTCGGCGTGCGGGAGCGGTGGGACGCGTACCGCAATGGTGAAAGCCTCGATCTGCTGGCAGGAGCCGAAGAGTCCGCACCGGCCGCGCCGGCCGCTGAAAGAAAAGCGAAGCCAACCGCCGACAGCCCGCCGAGCGCATACCATCTGGCGCGGACCGAGAAAGAGCAGATCGACGCGCAGTTGAAATCGATCGAGCTGCGCAAGCTGCTCGGTCAAGTCGCAGAGGTTGGACCAATTCTGAAGGCAGTGCATGACACGCATGCCGCTGCGCGGTCCGCGTTGCTGCAGCTGCCCGATCGGTTGACGCAAATGGTCGCGCCTGAATCCGACCCAGTCAAAGTCCATGAGCTTATTCGGCTTGAATGCGAGCGGATCTGCAACGCGATGGTGCGCGAAGTTCAACGCTTGCGCGAGCGGGCGGAAGCGGAGGTGCCGCGATGAACATGCTTGATGGCTATGAGGCCATACTTGATGCTGTCGTGGCGGCGTGGGAGCTACCAGAAGATTTGACGATCAGCGCCTGGGCGGATCAGAACCGGATTCTGCCGACGAAAGGCGCGGCTGAGCCGGGGCCGTGGCGGACGTCACGAACGCCATACCTGCGCGAGATCATGGATGTCCTGTCGCCGCAGCATCCGGCGACCGACATCTGCTTCATGGCGGCGTCGCAGGTTGGAAAAACCGAAGTGCTGCTGAACTGGATCGGCTATGTCATCGACCATGCGCCGGCTCCCATGCTGGTGGTGCAGCCGACCGTCGACACGGCGGAAAAGTACAGCAAGCAGCGTATTGCCCCGATGATCGAATTGTCGGAGAGGTTGACGGAAAAGGTGCCGCCGGCCCGATCGCGCGACAGCGGCAATACGACGCTGGTGAAGGATTTTCCCGGCGGCATGCTGGTGATGACCGGCTCGAATGCCGCCAGTTCGCTGGCATCGATGCCGATCAAGAATCTCGGCCTGGATGAAACCGACCGGTATCCGACCGACGTCGAGGATGAAGGCGACCCGATTTCGCTGTCCGAACAGCGAACCGTTACCTTTCCGAGGGCGAAGCGGTACAAGTCCAGTACGCCGGGACGAAAAGAGACCTCCCATATTTCGAAAGAGTATGAGATGTCATCGCAGGCCCAGTACTACGTGCCATGTCCGCATTGCCATGAAAAGCAGGTACTGAGATTCGAGCATCTTCGATGGGAAAAAACCATCGACGAAGCCGGCCGCAAGGTCCATAAGCCGGAAACCGCTGTCTATATGTGCCAGTGCTGCGGCGAGGCGATCGAGGAGCGGCATAAGACATGGATGCTGGCCGAGGAGAACGGCGCGGAATGGCGGCATCGCTATCCCGATCGCGAGCGTCTTGGCTATCACATCAATGCGCTTTACTCGCCAATCGGCCTGGGCTTGTCCTGGCCGCAAATCGCCGCGAAGTGGCTGGCGGCATGCCGGGACAAAGCAAAGCTGCAGCCTTTCGTCAACCTGCAGAAAGGCGAGCCATATGAAGACCATGCCGACCGGGTAAAGGGATCGAGTCTGAAGCTGCGAGCGGAAGAGTGGCCAGTACGGACGCTGCCACCAGGCATTCTGGTGTTGACGCTGGGCGTCGACGTGCAGCAGCAACCTGCCCGGTTGCATTTGCACTTGGTCGGGTGGGGCGAGAACGAACGGGCGGCAACAATCGACCGTGTCGAGTTCTATGGCGATCCTGAGAAGCCGGAGGTATGGGAGCAGCTGACGGCATACCGGCGGCAGCCGATCCGAAATGCTTTCGGCGTCGATGTCCGCATCTCGATGACGGCAATCGATACCGGATATGCAACCCATCGCGTCTATAACTATGTGCGGCAACATCGTGCAGATGGCGTGATAGCGATCAAGGGGGCGAAGACTCCGAATCGGCCGATCCTCGCGAAGCCGACTCAGCAGGACGTGAAGAACGATAAGGGCATAGTGCAGAAAAATGGTGTGCAACTTTGGATGGTGGGTACGGATACCGCCAAGGCTGCACTTTATGCGCGGCTCGATGGCGATCAGGTTCTCGTCGATGGCCGTCCGGTCATGATCGACGGGCAGCCGCAACTGTTGCCGCCAGAGGACCGGATGGTCCGCTTCCCGGCTGGGTTGCCCGATGAATTCTACGAACAGCTGACCGCTGAGACCTTTGACGATCGGGTCGGCAAGTGGGTCAAGCTGCGGCAGCGAAATGAGGATCTGGATACATGGGTTTATGCCTATGCAGCGGCATGTCATCCCTCTGTGCGGATCAATCGCCTCCAGGCTGCCGACTGGGAGCATCTGCGGCAATTGATCGAGCCGCGCACGGTTGACCTGTTCAGCGAGGCAAACCTTGCTGCGGTGGAGACGGTAGCGGAAAGCGAGGCAAATGAAGTGCCAGCGGAAACCGGCCCGCCGCAGCAAACCGACCCCGTGCAGACGTCTGCACAAGTGCCGGCCGCGACTCCTGCAGCGGAGGAACCGCAGGATGATTGGCTTGGCAATACTGATAACTGGCTGGACTAACGATCATGGCATTCACTCTCTCTCAACTCAATGCGCTAGACGCTGCAATTGCGACCGGCACGTTAAGCGTTACCTATGATGGGAAACAGATTACCTATCGCAGTACCGACGACTTGATGAAAGCGCGGAAGTTCGTTCATGGCGAACTGGTGGCATCCGGCCAGATTCAAGTACCGAGCCAGTCCAACCGTGGCCCGTCATCGCTGGCAATCTTCAGCCGGGATTGATATGAATTTCATAGACAACCTTGTCGGGTTTATCAATCCGGTGGCCGGCGTCAAGCGATTCCAGGCTCGTATGGCCTTGGAGGTCGCACGGGGCTACGATGCCGCGAAGATCGGCCGGCGTACTGCAGGATGGCATGCCGGCGGCGGAAGCGCGAACGCGGAAATCGGTCCTGCCTTAAGTCGGGTTCGAAACCGTTGCCGTGAGGTGGTGCGAAACAATGAATATGCCGCGATGGCATTGGATTCGCTGGTGACGAACACCATCGGCGATGGAATCATTGCCAAGGCACCGGATCAGCAATTATGGGATGACTGGTGCGAGTACTGCGACGCGGACGGGCAGCTCGATTTTAATGGCCTGCTTGAAATGGGGCACCGGGAGCGCCGGGAAAGCGGCGAGGTTCTCTTCCGCTTTATTCACCGCTCACCCGATGATAAATACCCGGTACCGCTTCAGTTGCGTGTGCTGGAGCCCGATCACTTGGACGCCACGAAAAATGGTCCACTGGCAAACGGCAATGTCGCCATTACCGGTATCGAATTCAACCTGGCCGGGGAGCGTGTCGCATATTGGCTCTATCCGGTGCATCCCGGCGAGGTCGCCAGTTTCCGATTGAAGTCGCTGGAAAGCCAGCGGGTCGATGCCTCGGAGGTGCTGCATTATTACCGGAAGCGCCGCCCGACTCAGGTGCGTGGTATTGCTGAGTTTTCCGTTTCCCTGCTGCGGTTGCGTGATGTCGCGGACTATGAGCAAGCCGAGCTGGTGCGCAAGAAAATCGAGGCCTGCTTTGTTGCCTTCGTGCGGACGGATGACAGTTCGACCCGTCTTGGGCAATTAGCCAATGCCGGCAAAGGTCAGATGCAGGAGAAGGTCGCGCCGGGGATGATTAAGTATGTCTCCAATACCGAAGGCGTTGAATTCGGCACGCCAGCTGCAAGTGGCGGTTATGGGGAATATACGCGTAGCCAGTTGCAAGCGGTCGCGGCCGGGGCGCGTGTGATGTATTCCCAGATGACGGGAGACCTTTCCAATTTCAATTACAGCAGTTACCGCGCCGGCCTGGTTGAATTCCGCCAAATGATTCGAGCAGAACAGTGGCTTGCCTTGAAACCAATGGTGCTGGCTCCCATCGGCAGACAGTTTCAGATTGCTGCGCGACTGGCTGGTCGGTCTAGCGCACCGATGAAGCCAATGACATGGACCATGCCCAAGCTCGCCTGGGTCGATCCTCTCAAAGACGTAATGGCTGCCAAGGAAGCGCACCGGGGCGGCATGAAGTCAATCTCCGAATCGATCAGGGAATTAGGCGAAGACCCTGAAAAGGTATTCAAAGAGATGCGGGACGAGCGCGAGACGTTGAAAGAGTACGGGATTCTTACGGACTCGGACGCCGCTGTTTCGGCCCGACTCATTGATGCCGCGACCGCTGCAGAGATCGTCGCCGAATAAGCAATCTATCAAGTCAATCAGCCCCACCGGCAATTGCCGTCCGGGGCATTCTTTTGAGGCAAGCATGAGTGGACAAAACACCGAAGTGCGGCGCGAGCAGAGAGATACGCCGATGCAAACGCGCTTGGCACCAGTCAGCACGGTCAATGCTGAATCGCGGACCGTTGATTTGACATGGACGACCGGGGCACGCGTCAGGCGCTACGACTGGTGGAACGATCGTTACTACCAAGAGGAACTCAGTCTCGATCCGGCGCATGTGCGGATGGAGCGACTGCAGTCCGGGGCGGCCAACCTGCTGGATTCTCACAGTCGGTGGAGCCTGTCCAACGTGTTGGGAGTGGTTTCATCGGCAGAACTGCAGGGCGATCGCGGCATTGCGACGGTCCGATTTAGCCAGCGCGAAGATGTCGAGCCCATCTTCAAGGATGTGCAGGACGGAATCATTCGCAATATCTCGGTGGGCTATACGGTCCATAAGATCGAGCGAATTGCTCCGGGTACGGAGGGCGGCGATTGGGTTTATCGCATCGTCGACTGGGAGCCTTATGAACTGTCGCTGGTCACGGTACCCGCTGACGCTGGCTCCACGACACGCAGCGCACAGGGAGCGCCGGGCAGGCCGGATACGCGCGACCTGCCGACTTCGCTTTGCGAATACAGGGATTTACAAGTTCAAGCGCCGGCAGCCGCCGGTATTCAAACCAGAAAGGAAGATACGATGTCTGCTACAACTACTCCGGCGGCAACTACACCAGCCGCGACCCCGGATGAACTTGCTCAGGCCCGCGCGGAAGGCGCACGCCTGGAAGGTGAGCGTCAGGCTGGTATCCGCGAGGCTGTTCGTCTGGGCGGCCTCGGCGACGCCTATGCCGACCAGCTGATCGCTAACCGTGAAATGACGCCGGCCGATGCTGGCTTGGCTGTCCTCCGCGAGAAAGCGAAGCGCAGCGCCGCTACGCCGACCCGGAGCGCCGCCGACATTCGTGTCGTCGGCGAAGAAGTGGAAACGCGTCGTCAGGCGATCGCGGATGCAATCGCCCTGCGCGCCAACCCGAACGCCGAGGTCCGGCGCGACAAAGCACGTATGGACGCTGCCCGTCAATATCGGGGCCAGAACCTGATCGACATGGCGCGCGATGCGATCGAAGCGGCAGGCGGTAACACTCGCGGCTTCAGCCGCCGTGAAATTGCCGTGATGGCGCTCAACCTGGACCGCGACATGCAAGTCCGTGGCGGCATGCAGTCCACCAGCGACTTTCCAGCGATCCTTGCCGGTACCGTGAATCGCACATTGCGCGCTGCTTACGATCTGCAGGTGCGCACCTTTGTCGGCTGGGCTCGCGAATCCACCGCCCCGGATTTCCGTGAGATCGCCCGCACGCAGCTGTCGGAGGCTGCAGTCTTCAAGAAAATCAAAGAGGGTGGCGAATACAAGGCCATTTCGTTCGGCGATTCCGCTGAAAAATACAGCCTGTCGAAGTTCGGCGGCATCGTCTCGATTACTTGGGAGTCGCTCGTTAATGACGACTTGTCGGCGTTCGATCGCATTCCCACGGCGCTGGCAGCAGAGGCGGCCGCGATCGAAGGCGACATCGTCTACGGCATCCTGACGGGCTCGTCGGTCATGTCGGACGGCGTCGAGTTGTTCCACGCCGACCATGGCAACGTCGTCGCTGGCACAGTCATTAGCGATACCGCTCTCGGCGCGGGTCGCGCTGCAATGCGTAAGCAAAAGGGAATGAAAGGCCGTGTCCTCAACCTCACGCCGAGCTACCTGATTGTCGGACCTGACAAGGAAGTCGAGGCGAATAAATTTACATCGGCAGCGTTCGTCGCGGCCAAGGCGTCCGACATCAATCCGAACTTCAACACCTCGCTTGAGGTGGTGGTCGAGGCGCGAATCCAAGGCAATAACTGGTTCCTGTCTGCTGCTCCCCAGCTGGTGGACACCGTCGAGTATAGCTACCTCGAAGGCGAGCAAGGCCTTTACACCGAGCAGCGTCAAGGCTTCGAGGTCGACGGCCTGCAGATCAAGGCTCGCCATACGTTTGCGGCCAAAGCGATCGACTGGCGCGGCATGTTCAAGAACCCCGGCGCATAACACGGCGTAGACCAGGCATTAAACAACGGGCGGCGGTGTGCCGCCCTTCATTCAATCACTCGGAATCTCATTCATGAAAAACTTTGTTCAGGAAGGCAACACAATCTCCCTTATCGCTCCGTATGCTGTGGCGGCCGGCTTTGCAGCGTTGGTCGGAAAGATTTTCGGTATCGCAGTGAACGATGTTGCCAACGGCGCGGAAGGCGAGTTCGCAACCGATGGCGTCTACGAGGTGAATATTCTTGCCTCGGATACGGTATCGCAGGGCGCGATTCTGTATTGGGATAACACAAACAAGCGATTGACCACGACGGCAGCCGGTAACACGCGTGTCGGCGTCGCAATCCTTCCCAAGGCTGCAGGTGTCAGTTCTGTGACAATCAAGATCGATGCTGTGATTGTCTAACGCGGTCATGTTCGACCCGTCATTGTTTTGGTCGGCGTTCCAGGCGGCCGGAATGCTTGTTACCGCCACCTATGAGCCCACGTCCGGCCCGCCAGTCGATTTTCAAGCGGGCTTTAAGCGGCCGGACCAAGTCGAACTGGACGGCATTCTTCATACCACGCAATACAGCATCGAGTATCAGACGGCGGACGTCACGCTCAAGCGCGGTGCCGTCCTGACGATCGCGGGTGAAGCCGGCAAGTTCAGGTTACGGGAGCCGGCGCAGGCCAAAGGCGACGGCTTTTTCAGTGTTGCGTTCCTTGAAAGGATCGGCGCATGACATTGCGTGAATCTTATATTCAGGCGCTGTTGGACCTATTCCGTGACGCATCTGGCTTTCCGGCGACGCCAGAGCGTTCGCTGAAAGCGGCGTTCAGCCGCGAGGAGGGAACCATCATCGTTGTCCATCGCGGGAAAGAATTTCAAGAGGATGCGGTACTTGGTTATGCGGACCGACACTGTGAAGTGCTGGTCAGTGTCATTAGCCGGGATGAAGCGCCGGATCGGGTCGCTGATGATGTGATGGAAATCGCCCATCCGCTGATTATGAATTTTTGCTCCGAAAAGTTGGTGGATGTCGTCGAGGGGCCAACCGATCAGCCGCTGTTCTCAAACGTCGATCCGTCCGCGTGCGTGGTCACGACGCACTACGTTCTGCGGTACCGAACGCAATCCGACAGTCTCGTTCAATAGCAATCAATCCAAAGGCGCGCAGCGCCTTTTCTTTTTTCCAAAGGAACTCTATGAGCCAGCAAGGTATGGGCGGCAGTTACGTTATCGACGAAAGCGGCAGCCGGAAACTGGTGCATCAAACCAAGGATGCCGATGACAAACAAGCAGATCAGGCTGCCGTGCAATCGCCGGCCGATATGTCTGCCGTGCCGGTGGCCGACTCCATCGCAACCGATGAACAAGGCGCTGCGCAAAAGAAGAAGTGATTCGCGGCTAACCATAAAAGGGAAACAACATGCCATTATTAGCAAAAAAGCGAGTGCTGCTTGCCAAGATCGAATCGGTCTATGGCACCGATCCGACGCCAACCGGGGCGGCCAATGCGATCCTCGTCAGGAATCTGAACGTCGTCCCGCTGGAGATGGATCTCGCCACGCGCGAGAACATTCGTCCATTCCTGGGCAATCAGGAAGACATCGTCGGCGCGATCTACGCCACGACCGATTTCGAGGTTGAAATGGCGGGGTCCGGGACGCCTGGTGTTGCTCCAGCAATCGGACCTTTGTTCCGTGCGTGCGGCAAGTCTGAGACGATCCTCGCTGCGGCGGTTACGGGTAGCGCGACGGCGGGCTCGGTCAGCAGCATTACGCTTGCTGCCGGTGCCTCGGCAGTCAATGACGCCTATGTCGGGATGACGCTGCGCACCACTAGTGGCACAGGCAGCGGTCAGAGCGCCGTCATCAAGTCCTACAACGGTACGACGAAAGTCGCCACCTTTACAGAGAATCTGGCAACGGCAGTAGCGGCAACGACTGGCTATTCGATCGACGCTCAGGTTGTTTATCAGCCGGTTTCCAACAATTTCGAGTCCGCCACAATCTATGTCAATGTGGACGGTGTCCTGCATAAGATGCTTGGTGCGCGCGGTACGGTGCAGGAAACCATGTCGGCGAAAGGCATTCCGGTATTCAAATTCAATTTCACCGGTATGTATGTTCCCGTTGCTGACGGTGTTTTGCCGACGCCGGTATTTACAGCGTTCCAGACGCCGCTGGCGGTCAACAAGGCCAACACCAGTGGACTGTCTCTGCTCGGTTACAAGCAGGCCATCCTTTCCGATCTGTCCGTCGACCTGGGCAATACGGTTACATATCGAAATCTGGTCAACCATGAAAGCGTGGCAATTACCGATCGCCAGACAAAGGGCTCGATCACGGTAGAAGCCACGACCGTGGCGACGATGGATTGGTGGACCGCTGCTGCTTCGATTACGACCGGCGTGCTGTCGATCCTGCATGGAACCACTCCAGGCAACCGGGTCAAGATCGATGCGCCGCGTGTGCAAATTACCAAACCGCGTTATTCGGAAAAAGACGGGATCGTCATGTTGCAAGCCGATCTGAAGTTCAATCCGGCTGCCGGCAACGACGAGGTCTCCATCACCTTCATGTAATACAACCGCGGCCGGTAGGTCCCGGCCGCATCGCTTTCCAATTTCTATTTCAATACGGAGCAACCATGTTCAAGCTGAAAACCAGCGAAACCTATTTTTATCCCGTTGCAGTCGAAATCGTCGAAGACGGCGGCAAGGTAGCAAAATCGACTTTTGACGCGGAATTCAAGCGCCTGCCGCGCAAGGATGTCGAAGAGACGATGAAGAAAATCCGTGAAGGCGAAATGAATGACTATGAGGTCGCTTGCGAAGTCTTCGTCGGCTGGAAGGGCGTTGTCGACCAACATGGCGAACCGTTGCCATTCTCCGAAACCAACCGGGACGCGGTGCTGGAGATCCATCCCACGCTGCCGACATTGGTTAAAGCCTGGGGCGCGTCGCTGAAGGGTGCCAAGACAAAAAACTGATTGAGGCCGCGCAGTTCTGGGCGCGCGGCGGCAAGGCTTCCACAAAGGCACTGGAAGATGATCTCGCCCTGTTCGGAATCGATCCTGACGCTGTGGATGGCTGGTTTGAGTCCGATGCAGAGGAGCCGGTTTGCTTTGTCTGGAAAGAGAACTGGCGCGTCGTGCGCGCCTTTCAGGAAATCGGCTGGGATATTTATGTCGGCCAGTTCGGCGTCGTTTATGAGCGCCTGCGCTATGAAGACGTTCCGCGCGTGATGCGGCTTCTGAGAATCCCCAGAAGAAAAGAGCTTGAAGTCACAAGAGGTTTGCAGGTGATGGATAAAGCGGCGCGCGAAATCCTGAATGCAAATCCCAAGAAATAACAAACCGCAACCCCGCTGGATAACCGGCGGGGCTTTTTCTTTTGGAGCGAGTATATGGCGGTAGCGATGCAGGTTAGGCCGCTGGTGGTGAATCTGTCTGCGGACACGTCCAGATTAAAAGCCGGCTTGGCGGTTGCAGGCAGGGACGTGCAGACGTCTGCACAGAAGATGGGGGGCGACCTGTCCACCATCAAAGGCAGCCTGGAAGTCGTTGCCGTCAAAGCGACCCAGATGGGCGGCGCACTGGTGCCGGTGGTCGCATCCGTCCATGCATTGAAAGAGGCGGAAACCCAGCGCGCGGCGGCAGCTGCGGCCGGGCTGAATGAGACGACGCGGTTACTCGCACAGTCGCGTTCTGCGGCGGAGGAGGCGGCCGAATCGTTTGCGTCGATTGCGCTCGATACGGGCAAGCTGATTATCCCGGATGAAAGCATCCGGGACATCAATGCTTCATTCGAACGCATCAACTTGTCTACCTTGCCGGATCGCATTACGGACGAATTCAGGACCGGGACATCCGGCGCGATGGCGGTGGTCGAAGGCTTCGTCGAGGCCGTCAAGACCAAAGTCATGATCGCCGGAATCGCGCTTGCCACGGGCGTGGCGATCGGCGCTCTCACGGCGGTTTATGCCGCCTACAAAATTGCATCAACTACAATTTCGTTTATCGAAGGGCTTGTCACAGGCGACAGCTACAAGAGCGAAAACATTGATGCCCTGATCGCATTGAATGATGAAGTCAAAAAGCTGCAGGAGGATCTGAACCTGACGGCGGTCGGGGCATCGGCGCTCAATGAAGCACTCAAGAAAGCCGGCGTGGACGCGGCAACCTATACGTCCACCATTACAGGCGCGACGGCGGCACTGAGGACCAACACCGATGAATTGGACCGGCTGGGGGTGAAGTACAAAGACCAGGCTGGCAACCTTTTGCCAGTCGAGGAGGCGTTGCAGAGCGCAGCCGATGTACTGGAGACATATGCCGAAGGCTGGGACCGCCAGCAGGCGGCATCGGCCATCGGCATGGGCAGCCTGAAGCAGATTCAGGAAACGCTGTCGGTGACGGCTGCGAAGACGCAGGAGGCGAAAGACCGTCTGGTTGACTACGGCCTGATTATCGGCGAAGGGACGCAAGAGGCGGTCGAGCGGTACGAAACCGCCATGCGCGAATTCAATCGCGAACTGGACCTGACCAGCCAAGGCTTTAAAAAGGCGATCGCAGACAACGTGATGCCGCTGTTGACCGACTTGGCCGAATTCTTCAAGGACGGGTTTCCGACTGCGGTGGCAGCTTTCCGCTACAGCATGGCAACCGTGACGTCCCTGTTCTATGGACTGAAGACCGTCGCTTATATGGTTTCCGAGTCCATTCTCGGCAGCATTTCGGCGGTCGGTATCGGATTGGGCGCGCTGGCGACCGCAAGCATGCGGGTGCTGAAAGGAGATTTTACCGGTGCAAAGGATGCATTGGTCCAGGGCTGGACGGATGCAAAGACCCGGCTCGGCGCGATCGGGGACAACATCGTCGAGCAGGCCCGGCGGAATGCGGCCGCCATGCGCCTTGCCTGGGGTGCGGACAGCTTCGGCGCATCGTCTGAGCCGAGTAAGCAGCCCAGCACAGGCAAGAAATGGGTGCCAAAACCCGATAAGCCGGATGACCCGCCCAAGCCCGGCAAGCCGGCAGCTGAGACGCTTTCCGAGTATGAAAAGCTGATCCGGTCGATCAATGAAAAGATTGCCGCGCAGGAGCTGGAGTCGGCGACCGAGGAAAAACTGACCGAAGGCCAGAAGCTGGCCGCGAAGGTGATGGTCGGCCTGCGGGATGGAGTGCTGCAGTTTAGCGATGCTGAAAAGATCGCTGTCTCTACCAGCCTGGAGCGGCTGATCGCCGAAGAAAAGGCGAACGAGGCCCGCCGGGCGTCGGTGATGGTGCAGGAGGAGATCGACGGTTATCTGGAAGAGGGTTCGGTCCTGCGGCAGGATCTGGCCCGCCAGCTGGAGATCGAAACGCTCCTGACCGGCAAGAGCAGCGATGCGCGCGAAATCGCATTGGCCCAGCTGAAAAGCCAGACCGAGGCCGAAAGCCTGATCGCCCAGATCAAGAAGGACGTCGGTAGTCTGACGGACGAACAGATCGCCCAGATTCGCAGCGAGGCGGCCGCGCGTGGGGCTGTCGAGCAGGCGGTGATGGGGCAGATCAAAGCCTATGGGTATATCAATCAGCTCATGGGGGAAAACCGCAAGGCGGCGGCCGAGTTCATCGCCGACGAGCAGGAGCGGGCGGCCGCGTTGCTGCAGATCGATATCGAAATGTGGCAGGAGCGTATCGCCTTGGCCGGCGAGGGCACCGAAGCGCAAAAGGCGCTGCAGGAGCAGTTCGACCAGTGGTATGCGAACCGTCAGCTTAAGCCAGTCGTAGATAAGTGGCGTGGTGTCATCGAGCAGCTGGACAACGATTTTCATGAAGGCTTTCGGGACATGCTGACCGGCGGCGAAAGCACGTGGAAAGCATTTGCCAAGTCAATCGGTAATTCCCTGAAAGCCAGTCTGGCAGATGCGCTGTATCAGACCTTCATTCAAAAGTACGTCGTCCAGATCGTGGCGAGCTTGGCGGGATATGTGTCTGGCCCGGCTGTGGCAAATGCCCTGGCTGGGACGTCGGGGGGCGCGGGCGGGGTGGGTCAGGCAACCAGCCTGCTCCAGGCAGGCAAATTCCTGTGGGATGGATTCTCCAGCGGCTTCGCCAGCGTCGGCGCGACTGCTGGAAGCGCGATCACGCAGCTTGGCGTAGCGACGGAAAGCGCCTATTTGGCCAATTTTGGCATTGGCATGGCGGGCGGCGGCGCAGGTTCCTCTGCCGCCGGGGTCAGTGCTGGGGCGGGCGCAGGCGCTGCCGTATCTGCGGCGGCCGGTGTGGCGGCCGGTGTCTATGGTGGCCGGGCGATCTCGAACGGGTATTCGGCCATCGGATCGGGCTCGGGCAATACCGCCGTGAACGTTGGAACTGCCATCGGCGCTATCTGGGGTCCGATCGGTGCAGCGATCGGGGGCATGATCGGCGGTTTGGTTAATCGCGCTTTCGGCATGAAAGAAAAGGAGGTGGAAAGCGTCAAAATTCGCGGCAACCTCTTTGACGGCATGATGACCGACGGGTCGATCAATACGGCATGGAAGCAAGAAGGGGGATGGTTCCGCTCAGATAAAAGCGGAGTCGATACGGTCGCCATTGATGACGTTACCAAACAGCGTCTGATTGATGGCTTCGCGGTCGTGAAAAACGCATCCCTCGATTTTGCGAAGACGCTCGGTATCCCGGCCGAGACCATCAGTGGCTATTCAAAAACGATCGAACTCCAAGTGTCGCACAATAGCGACCCGGCAAAAGCAGCGGAAGAGGATGCGGCTGCGCTGACCCGCATGTATGGCCAGATGGCCGATGAACTGGCCGTGACGTTGATCCCGTCGCTCGGTCAGTTTATGACGACTGGCGAGACGGCCGGGGTCACACTGGAGCGCATCGTCGGCAACTATAAGGCGGTCGATTCCGTGCTGCTGACCATTGGCCGCACGTCCAAGGATGCTTTCGGCGCGGTCGGCGTCGCCACGATCGCGGCGCGGGAAAACCTGATTAAGGTTGCCGGCAGCTTCGATGCGCTGGCAAGCGGGACAGTGTTCTTTGCTCAGAATTTCATGAGCGAGGCCGAACGGATCGCGCCGATTGCCAAGAGCGTCCAGGAGACGATGGCGGGTCTTGGGTATGCCAGCGTGGACACGCGGGAGGAGTTCAAGTCTCTGGTGCTTGGGCTTGACCTGAGTACGGAGGCAGGCGCGCGGATGTATTCGCAGCTGCTCGCGGTCGCGCCGGCATTCGATCAGGTGGCGACGTTTGCTGAAAATGCCGCCCAAAAGGCCAAAGAACTTGCAGGGCAGGGCTTGACGCTGGACATCGAGATCCTGCGCTTGCAAGGGCGGGATAGTGACGCTCTGGACCTTGAGCGACAGAACGAACGCAACAATACCGATCCGTCGCTGTGGGACAAGCTGGATGAAAAGCACCGGCTGGAGGATGTCAATTCTGCTCGTGCGGCAGCACAGGCCACGCGCCAGCTTGAGATTGATCTGATGGAGGCGCAAGGCAATGCGGCCGGAGCATTGGCCGCCCGGCGGGAGCTGGAGATCGCCGGCATGGGCGCGGCGGATGCGGCGATCCAGCGTTTGATCTGGTCGTATCAGGATCAGGCGGCGGCGGCTGATACGGTCAGGAATGCGCAGGAGACGGCCAAGGCCAATGCGCAAAAGGCCGTGGACGATGCCATGGATGCGCTGCAGCGATCGGTCAAGGCTGAGCGGGACCGGCTGACGGCCGATCATGATGCGGCGATGAAGGCGGCTAACGATCGATTGAAGGAAATCACGGATACCGCTGGCGACCTCAAAACCCTGTCGGATTCCTTGCGTTCGACCGTTGGCCGGATGCTGTCGTCGATCAGCAGCGAAGCAAGCCGGGCCGGCGCGCAGGCGCAGATCATGTCGGAGCTGGCGATCGCGCGGGCAGGCGGGCCGCTGCCGTCCTCGGCCGCGCTGGCCGATGCGCTCAGTATCGTTTCTCAACCGAGCGAAGACCTGTTCGGCTCGTTCGTCGACTATCAGCGCGATTTTCTGCGGACTGCGAATGCGATCAATGAACTGGGCGATCTGACGGACGGCCAGCTGTCGATCGAGGAGCAATCCAAGAAAGTGCTGGAGCAGCAGCTGCAGGAGCTGGACGACGGCTTCGATGCCGAGATCCGCCGGCTCGATGCGGCGCTGGAGTTCGCGCAGGAAGAAATCAATGTCCTGCGCGGCATCGATGCCTCGATCGTGGCAATTCCGGCGGCAATCGAAAGCCTGAAATCGGCGATCGCAACCGCAGCCGGCGCAGCATCGAACAGTGCGTTTGTGGAAGCCCTGTATCAAAACGTCCTCGGTCGCAACCCTGACGCGGCCGGCGGTGCGTATTGGACGGGGCAGCTTGATTCCGGATCGCTGACGGCTGACCAAGTGGCTGGGGAGATCAATGCGGCAAAGCCAGTCAACGATGCGGTGTTGGCCGCCTATGCCATGTATACCGGCAAGACGGCGGATCAGGTTGACGACGAAGGCATGCAGTACTGGGTCGGCCGGGCAAACGCCATCGGTGTGACGGGCATGCAGGAAGAGATGATGCGGCTCGTGCGGGGGTATGAAGACGGCACGAACTACGTCCAGTCGGACCGGTATGCCCTGATTCATGAGGGCGAGCGCATCATGCCGGCGGCCGATAACCGGGAGCTTTTTACCCGCCTGCGGTCGTCGCCTGCAGAGGGCGGTACCGCGTTGGCCGCTGAGGTTCGCAGCGTGAAGGTCGAAGTCGGCCGGCTTGTCGCGATCGTCGAGCGCGTCGAAAAGCACGCCGGCAATACAGCCGACAACACCAAGCGGATTCGCGAAGTGGAGGAGGCAGCCATCAGCGGTAATGCAGCCTATAGCGTGGAGATGACATCTTGAGAGTAATTCCACCGATTGAAATCACTGACGAGAAGCTGACCAGTCCGGTTCCCGAACCGGACCCGGCGGCCGGGGAAGTGACCTGGAGTGGTGCGACGGCATACAACGTGGGCGACGAAGTCATTCTGACATCGACGCACTTGCGCTATGAATGTCTCGTCGCCCATTCCAACCGCAACCCGGCAACCGACATGGCGACGCCGCCGGCATGGCTGGTGAAGGGGCCGACGAACCGGATGGCGATGTTTGATCTGTTGCGAAACACACAAACGGAATTTGCTTCGCCGCTTACCGTCACGGTGACGCCGGGGCGGCGGGCCAATTCGATCGCGATGCTGGGTCTGGTTGCGGACACGGCAGCAATCACGGTCAAAAGCGGCGGGGCGGTGGTGTACAGCCATACCGAAACGCTGCTGAGTCGCCAGTCCCTGGGCTGGTATGACTTCTTCTATGGCGAGTTCACGGCGCGGCCAAGCATGGTGCTGTGGAACCTGCCGCCATTTACCGACGCCGAGATCACCATCACATTGACCCGCGCGGCCGGGCCAGTGAAGTGTGGCGCCTGCGTGTTTGGCACCTATGAATACATCGGCGAGGTGCAGTATGACGCGGAATCGGACACGCTGAATTTCTCGAAGATCGACCGGAAGTTCGACGGCACGGCCGAACTGAAGCCGCGCCGGAATGTGCCAAAAACGAATCAGACGCTGCTGGCGGAAAAGAGCCGCACAAACAAAATCCGCGCATTGCGGGACAGGCTCAACGCCACGCCGGCGGTTTGGTCTGGGCTTGATGATGACCAGGATGGGTATTTCGAGGCGCTCTTCATCCTGGGCATTTATAAGCGGTTTTCGATCAATCTCGCTCATGCCACGAACACTGTTATCAGTCTCGAACTGGAGGAAATCTAGCAATGCCGATTAGCCCGCTACCAGGTGGACCGTCACCATCGGACCCGGAAAATTTCGATACCGAGGCCGATGCGTTATTGAATGCAATTCGAAACAATTTCATCCCGGAGGCCAATGCACTGCAGGCGGACGTCACGCAAAAACTGGCGGACGCCAATGAAGCAAAAGAGGATGCGCAGCAAGCCGTGATTGATGCCGGCGAACAGGTTGATCTGGCGGCGTATCAGGTTGCCCTGGCCGTACAGCAGGTCGCTCTTGCCGCTCAACAGGTCGGCTACGCACAAGCTCAGGTGACTTTGGCTGCCGATCATTCTGACGATGCCAATACGCAGAGACAGATCGCGCAGGCGGCAGCAGCGACCGCTCTGGCCGCGCCGGGCACGCAGGCCAATTCCAGCAGCAGCGTCACTATTCCTGGGGTAGGCACGGTGCCGTCAAATGTGGCTTTTACGATCGAGCCGGGAAAGAGCATTGTGCCCACCATGACGCTCAAAGCCGCTTCGGTCGCCGCGCCAGACAATTGGATACTCGGCGACGTCGTCAGCTACAACGCGACGACCGGTGCCCTGGTGATGAAATCGAGTTGGGTGCAAGGCGCGGGTACGTGGTCGCAATGGACGCTTGCTCTGTCCGCGCCGCCTCTTGCGCCGTTACCGAATCCAGTCGTATCCCGATCTGCGGCCTTTACTCTCTCCAGGGCGGATCATGGGGCATTCCAGAAATGTGTCGGATCGTTTGCGATAACGACGCCAGTTCAGCTATCGGATCTCGGTACCGAGTTCTATACGATCATCAAGAATGCTGGCACCGGCCTTATCACCATTAGCGATGGCACGAATACGCTTCAAACGATCGGTGCGGGCCGGGACGTCGTGTTGGTATCAAACGGCGTTACCGTGGATTTTTATGGGATGCCGACCCATCCCGTCGCATTCAATGCGGTTGAGGTCATCTTCTCCTCGCAGACGTGGAATACCAAAGTGGCGGGCCTGCACCGCTTTACGCTGCAGGGACCGGGCGGATCAGGTGCGGCCGCCAAGGTCTATTCGACCGGTAAGGCGTGCGCAACTGGCGGCGCTGCCGGCGGGACGGCGCGTAAGACGATTTCCGCGGCAGTCGCTCAAGCATTTACCTTGACCATTGGAGCAGGCGGGGCGGCAGTGTCCATTGCGGCCGGCAGTACATCCAGTGCGGTCAATGGCAATGCCGGCGGTACAACGTCGCTGTCGGGTGCAGGTGTGACCGTCACAGCAAATGGCGGGGCAGGTGGACAGGCCAACATTACCGGAGCCACGATTGCTGGTGCGATAGGGGGGGCAGCAACCGGTGGTGATTCCAATACGCAGGGCGGAAATTCCGGCTCCTGCACGAATACGACGACCACGAATGGGGGTGCTGCCACAGGAGGCGGCGCACCCGGCCTTATTGGACCTGGGCAGTCAAGTGGCAATGCGACAGTATCCGGCGATAACGCCTACGCGGCGACCGGCGGCGCGGGATTGCTGCAAGGAAGTGCCAATGCAACGGCCAATTCGACAACGGCCGCAAGCGCAGGCGGTGCGAGCCGGACCTTGCCGGCCGGGTTCGTGGCAAGTCCGATCAATCTCGCCGGCACCGATGGCACTGGCAGCGCCGGTTCGGTAAGCGGCGCGCCGGGTACGCCGGGCGCATTCGGCGCGCCGGGGGCGCATGCGGCGTCATCCGGCTCGAATATTACCCCTGCGTCGGCAGGACTGGGGGCGGGTTCGGCTGGGCGCACGATGCTGGATGCGTCATCGGCGGCCGCCGTGACGACGGCCGCTGGTGGGGCTGGTTTCATCATCGTGGAGTACGCATTATGAAATTCGAGATTTTGGAAACACGGGCGCTTGTTGATCCAGATAGCGGCGAGATCATCGGCTCCGAAGAGTTCGTCGCGAATACCATCGTGGCGGATCTGGACTTTGTCGAGGCAAACTATCCGGGCAAATTCCGGCAAGTCGCCGAGGAGGTTGCCGCGCTGGACCGGAAGGCGCTGGTGGTCCACATTGACGATTCGATTGCGGCCATCTACGCACGATGGATGCGTTTTGAATCAGAGTACGTCCAGCGCGAGGCGGCCGCGCGGGCGTTTCAAGAAGCCGATTATCAAGGCGACCCCGGCGTATGGGTGACGTCCTTCGCGGCGGCTGCAGGAATGGCTGCACGAACTGCAGCGGATCTGATTGTGTCGCAGGCGGACGATCTGCGCGCGGCGCTTGAGATGCTGGGTGCTTTGCGGATGCGGAAGTATGAAGTGCTGAATGCCGCTGACGATGTGCAGGCGTCTGTAAAGTATGCCGAGATCATCGCCGAAGCGCAGGAAATTGAGGAGGCGCTGTGAGAATCGCATTCTACAAAGGCACGCGGCCGGGCATCGCTGGCATCTATAACCGGGTAGTGCGCTGGTGGTGCGGCGGCAAGTATTCGCACGTCGAGCTTGTTTTCTCAGACGGCATCGCTGCCTCGGCATCATTCGAAGATGGCGGCGTTCGCATGAAGCGCATCGACCTTGATCCAGGCAAATGGGACATTGTCGAGGTGTCGCCCGATCTTGCGCTCGGGGCGATCAAATGGTTCATGGACAATGCCGGCAAGCCTTACGACTTGCTGGGTAATGTCGGCTTCCTGTGGCGGCCGATTCAGGGCGACAGGGACGCATACTTTTGTTCCGAGGCCATTGCAGCCGCGCTTGGAATTCCTGAGCCGTGGCGACTCGATCCTTGCGCATTACATGCGCTCTTAACCAGTCCACTTAATCCCGCTCACGTAGCGGGATTTTCATTTGGAGGCAATGAATGATCGGTATCGGGCGAAGACTTCTATTTCAGCCGCAGCTCCCTGTATCCCGGACGGGAGCGTTTTTGCGCTACTTGTTTGCAGAGAATGAATCGCTTGTTCCGGCCGAAGGGCCGGCGATCCTTCCGGTCTGTTCGAGATCAGGGGACGGTGCAACCAGATTCAACAAATTCGGTGATCTTGAAGTGGTGCCGGCAAACACTCCCCGGTTTAACTATGATCCGATGACCCCTTATGCGGAAAATCTCATCACTCGAAGCGAGGAAATCGGGAACGGGAGCTACTGGCCGGTCGGAGGTACTGGCGGGAATATTGTTATTGATATGTCCGTGCGGCGACCAAATGGCAATTTCGGAGCAAGACTTCTCACGCCTGTGAGTGGGACAGCCACCAGTTTTTATGTGTCGCGCCCTCATACGCTGTTGCCCAATACTCAATACACGCATCAGATTAAGTTCAAGCCCAAACCTGGCGTCAATCAGAATTTTCGACTCTTAGCGCACAGCAACTTCTACGGTACAAACGCTTCGATTATCTGGGATAGAACGAACGGCACGGTTTCGGTAACTGGCAATACAGGTGTGCTTTCTTCTTATGGCGTGATCCCCCTTGAGGATGGCTGGTATCTCATGTGGTTTACCGCAACAACGGCGATGACGATTGTATCGTCTAGTTTTGCCATAATTGCATGGCCGACTGGCGGCACCGAAACGGCAGGGATGGGGTACTACGTTGATGAAGGCGGAATCAATCTCGGTCCTTTGTTGCGATACCGTAGGACTGAGGCAGTACCAGCCCAGCGTGAATACAAACCCCTTGGGTGGCGTATCGAGGAGCCACGCACAAATGGCATTCGAAATAACTCGATGCAAGGTGCGGCGGTCGGGACCATCGGTGCGGGTGGAAGCTGGCCGCAGTATTGGTCGTTCGCCAACGGCGGACTAAACGCTGACATTCTTAGCATTGGCAAAGAGCGTGGCATGGATTGCATGTTCGTTCGTCTGTATGGGCAAGCGACAGGGGGCTCTGCCGGCATTCGGTTTGAAGGAACAAATGTCATTGGTGCGGCGGTAGGGCAAACTTGGACTGGAACAATTCCATTTAGGATTGTGAGCGTTGCAACTGCTGCGTCAACGTTCATGGGAGTCAATCTCACATCCTATCTTGCGGGCGGCGGCGGGGCGGCTGACCAACCAGCTACGGCCAATGGGAGCGGGTATGCAGCCGCTGCGCTAACGGCAAAGGATCTGCTCGATAATATCGCCAAGCAAAGCTTCACCCTTACGGACGCGTCCGTCGCATTCGTGCGATCACAATTGTTCTTCGGTCTTACAAGTGGAAATAACTATGACTTCGTGATCTGCATTGGCATGCCGACGATGGAGCAAGGTTCATGGGCTTCATCGGTGATTCGGACGACAAATGCCGCCGTAACTCGTGGCGCTGAAACCAACCTTCTTAACGGCTTGCTGCCCGTAATGGACACAAGCAAGATGGCGGTCTATGCCGAAGTGGACTATTTTCATGACAATGTGGTTGGGGGAAATCGAGCAATTCTGTCTGTTGAAAATGCCTCGCAGAAGGCAAGAACACTGATTATGTTGTCGCAATCAGCAGTCAATGTTCGTTTCCAAAGTTGGACACGTAATGGCTCGTCCTACAGCAGCACCGTGAACACCGCTTTGTTGCCGAATACGATGTATAAAGTGATGTCCGTTCTGTCCGATGAAAACATCTCTCTTTCGGTGAGCGGAGGCGGCATAGCGGCTCCGAGTGGCTCGCCCGTTACTGTTCCAGAGGCGACAGCAATCAGATTGGGGCAAACCACAATCGGTGGAACATCCGCCCAGAATTTCCTTAACGGTCATATCAAGGAGCTGCGGATCTATAACCGCATTCCAGCGAACGCCGAACTTATGGCGTTGACAGCTTAGAGCGTCCATCCAAGTAGTTTCATTTGCATTTTCCACCGGCCCGCCTTCTGGCGGGCTTTCCTTTTCTGGGAGCTATATGAAAGAAGAACTCATCAATGCAGTAGCGAAGACCGCGCCTCCTGCAGTCGTCAGCGGCGGCGCTGCCTTCTTTAAGTTGACCTTGAACGAATGGGTCGCGCTGGCCACGCTGATTTACATCGGCCTGCAGGCATTCTTCCTTGTGAAGGATCGCATCGACAAAGCCAAAGCAGCGAAGAGGCCCGAATGAATCGCACGCACGTCGGTTCAATCATATTGAGCGCGGCGGCGCTGGTCGGTTTGGCGACGAGCGAGGGTTATGAGCCTGTCGCTCGATCGCCGCTGCCCGGCGACAAGCTCACTCTAGGCTTCGGCGCGACCGAAAACGTCCGTGCAGGCGAAACGACGACGCCAGTGCGGGCGCTTGTCCGCCTCCTGCAGGAGGCGGGCCGGTACGAAAAGGGCGTACAGCGATGTGTTCATGTGCCGCTCTACCAGCATGAGTTCGATGCGTATGTCAGCTTCGCTTATAACGTCGGCCTTGCCAATTTCTGCAGTGCGAACTTCGTCAAGAAATTGAACGCCGGGGACTATGAAGGCGCATGCAATGGCATGGCAACCCATCCAGACGGTTCGCCAGCATGGTCCTACTTTCAAGGAGTTTATGTCGAAGGCTTGCAGAAGCGCCGGCAGCGTGAGCGCGACCAATGTCTTGGGAGGGGGCCATGAAGCCGCTTGCCATCGGCGCGGCAATCATCCTGGCGCTCGCAATCGGCGGCGCTGGAGGATGGACTGCGCAAGGCTGGCGAAAAGATGCGGCAGTGGCTGCAAGCCGGCAGGAGCAAACGCAAGCGATCGCGGATCAGGCGCAAGCGGCATTGGGCGATTTGGCTACGGCCGCTGATCGGGTCCGCAAGGCGGCCGATCAGTATGCCTCAATTCAAACCACGTTCGGCGCGAAGCTGGACCAACTACGGAAGGACTTCAGGGATGTCCAGAAGAACGCGCCATTGCCTGCTGATTGTAAGCCTGACCTTGCTCGGGTGCGCCACCTCGAAGCCGCCATCGAAGCTGCCAACGCGGCCGCCGCTAGATAGCGCCTTGGCAGCGCCTTGTCCGGTGCTGGCAAAACCGGGCGTACCGGACTATGACGCATGGCTGGTATGGGTCAGGGATGTTGTCTTGGCCGCATACGCGGACTGTGCGGCACGGCATCAAGCCACTGTTGCAGCGTGGCCTGACCGCTAATCAAAACTCATCATTTTGGAGTGAAGATGAATCTTATTGATAACGACACGAAAGCACATGCTACGGCCTTAGCTACGGCCGGGGCGCAGCATGTTGCGCCTGTCATGTCTGCGGGTGGAAACAAGAATATTTTGGTCGATGGCGGCGCGGTTCCTATTGCGCTGCCAGCTCAAACGTGCAAGCAGGTCACTTTCTGCAATAACACAGGGGCAGTCATTGAAGTGCAGCAAGACGGGGCGGGGGACTACTTTCCCGTCTTGGTGGGATCTTACTTCCCGTTTTACGGGTTGGTGAACATGAATCAACTTCGCGTTCGCCGGGTTGACCAGGCGGCGGCGGCCGTCATCCTGAATGCGAGGTGGGAGTCTTGATAGTCGGCTTCATCGGCCAGTCGTAGAAAAAGACAGAGCGCCTGCCCGGTTGCGTCAACAACCGGACAAGCCTCGTTCCACTGAACCAGCCAGTGAAAACAAGCCAGGGCTCTGCCACCTCGCGAGGCGGGCAAAGTCTAGCACAATTTATATTTCACAATGGCAACTTTACCTATTATTCCTTGGATCGGCGGGAAACGCCGTCTTGCTGACCATCTGATTCCGCGATTTCCTGCCCATACCTGCTATGTCGAGGTATTTGCTGGTGGCGCGGCTTTGTATTTCATGCGTCCGCCGGCAGACGTCGAGGTCATCAACGACATCAACGGCGACCTTATCAATTTGTACCGGGTTGTCCAGTGCCATCTTGAG